GGAGGACGATATGGAACTTCGAACACGAAAACGCGGATCGAAATGGCAGTATTCATTCGAAACTGCCAGCGTCAACGGAAAACGAAAAGCCGTCAGCAAGTCCGGCTTCCGAACGAAGGGTGAGGCGCTGAAGGCCGGCACCGAGGCCATGCATGACTATCTAAACACCGGCAGCGTTTATACGCCGTCCGAGATGTCCATGACGGACTTCCTCGAGGAGTGGCTCGAGGCCTGCCGATCTCAGTGGAAGGACGGCACCTATCGGGCTTACCAGAAGCAGGTGCGTAGCTATATCGAGCCTCACATCGGGCACTACTATCTGAAATCGATCTCCGCGAAAAACATCCAGCAGTTTCTGAACGATCTATTTAACGATGGTTACTCTCGCAACACTCTCTCGAACGTGAAGGGGCGTCTCACCGGATCCATGGACTGGGCCGTCCGGATGGAGTATATCAAGTATAATCCGGCGAAAAACGCGCGGCTGCCGTCTGCCCGCGCGGTCCCCGATACGCCGTCCCGATCGAACCCACACGTCTACATCGATAAGCCCTCATGGCTTCGGATCATGGAGCGCTTCCCTGAAGGGCATCCTTCGCATCTCCCTCTCATGCTCGGATACTGGGCAGGACTTCGGAAGGGCGAGGCCTTCGGCCTGACATGGGACGACATCGACCTGGATGCTGGCACGATCACCGTGAACCAGCAGGTCCAGTACGGACCGTGTACGTCGACCGACGGAAAATCTCACGCCCGACGATCCCATCCTCATCAGCTATTCTTCACGGCTCCGAAGTACGACAGTGTCCGCACGATCCGGATCAGCTCGCAGCTGCTCGGCCTGCTGCAGCGCACCTATACGCTGCAGTGCCGATCCCGCCTCGTTTATGGCCAGTATTATGCCGAGTATCATGTGGATGAGAACCGTCGCTTGCTCGATGGTCCAGGCGATCCGGAGCATCGGATCCGCCTCGTCTGCTGCCGTGAGAACGGCACCTACGTCCGGCCGAACACGATGCAGCACACGGTCGGCGTGATCCAGACGCAGCTCGGCATCGATTGTGATTTTCACAGTCTCCGAAAAACCCATGCCACCATGCTGATCGAAGCCGGCGCGAATCCGAAGGATGTGCAGCACCGATTAGGCCATAAAACCATGAAAGAGACCTTGCAAATTTATGCAGAATCGACGCCTGAAATGGAGGATAAAAGCATAAATATACTCGAATCTTTATAGCTTCGTTGTCAACATCCCGATTTTTCGTTGACAAACCGTTGACAAAACCGAAAATCGGGCAAAAAAATAGAGGGATTCGCAAATTGCGAACCCCTCTTATTTTCTCTTAAAAGCCTTGAAATTCCTTAGAACTTGCCAGCCTTAGCAGCCTCAGCAACAGCTACGGCAACGGATACAGTAGCGCCAACCATAGGGTTGTTGCCCATGAAATTTTTGCATTGTGAGTCGGTGCCGTGTAGATGCTATCACGTGCTAAAAGTGACGTATTTCCGCCATTTTTCGGTACTATGGCCGTTCGTTCTGATGCTACCTAATGTTATCAGTTTTTAATAAAAATTTACGTACGGTTGACACCACGGTGACAAAAATGTCGATTTTGCCCTTTGCATAAATTTGCGATCGCTGGTGGATCATACAAGTTCTTTTATGTATTCAAGAATATCGCTATTCTTTTCTCTGACGTTTGCGTCCTGCTCCAGTTCGGCCATTGACATCCAATAATATCTCTTCCCGTCGCACGAGAATGAATCTTGTTGCATTAATGCCGGAAAGCTTTGAATTTCAGCGATGTAGAACCTATGCGAATATATTTTTGCTTTCTTCGCGCTTTCTGAAAACTTTTCGTGTATTCTCTGTCCGAGATACGTGAGCACTATAGCGGATGCTTCTATTTTCAATTCCTGCGACAAATGCGTTTTGATAAAGTCTTCGTTGTTTGGATTGTTTTTATAATTCAAAAACAGTTTGCACTGCCATCGCGCATCATCATATACGAGCATTCGATTCGAGTACCTATTATATGTATCCTTAATAACAATGATCGAATGATCATGCGTGATTTCGTTAAGCTTGTTTATATCTGAAAACAGGTCAGCATATGAATAGTTGTTCTTTTTACTCGAATGGATATCAATCAGGCTTTTTGCCGTGAACGCTAATCCGAGGCATGCGAAAAATGTTTTTAACGCGATTCCTGGTATTCCTAAAAAGGTGCTATATGATGCCAATAAAACTGAAATAAGAAATGACAGTGCCGAAAGAAAGCTGTCCCATGCCACATTTTTGCCGATGAAGTTCTTTTTGGTCTCTAAGAGCAAATTCAATTTCGTATCATCTACTAGGATTTTCATATCTATGTTTCTACCTTTTTGAGTCTCTCCGATATCGTCCGGTTAATATATTCATTCATGCTTTCGCCTGCTTCTACCGCTGCCTTCTTTATAATCTCTTTGTTGCCTTTTGGCAATGCTAAATTTTGCCCTTTGCATAAATTTACGGCATTGATGGAGCTGTATTTTGCGAATAGCCCCGCCTCGACAGAGACAGGGCTATGCTTACTATTCGATATAACAGATGGACGACCGCAGCTCCATTATTCGCTTGCTTCTAATTCCTTTTTTATCAGGCCATAGATGAATTCGTTTATGCTCATATTCTTTTTGCTAGCGATTTCCCTTATTCGTTCCTTCTCTCCCTTCGGAATGGTTAGGCCTATGCGGTCATACTTTTCTTTGATGTAGTTATTCTGGTATTTTATTTGATCGAAATCTTGCATACCTCTTTACCTATTCTTGCCGAATATGTTATTCTTTAAAAGGAAGGACGGCTTCGGCAAGTCCGCCGTCCATTCTTTTCCCGTTTAGGCCTTCTTATTTCAGAAGGTCTTTTATTTTTTCTTTAGCCTCTTCGATGTCCTTGCACCCTTCTAGGATGAGAAGAATCATCTTAAGAACTTTATTAAACTGCTTATCTGTCATTCCTTCTTCCATATTCTCTCCTTTCTTCGCTTGCCCCGACGATTCGTTGATTCCTTTCTCAACTGTCTTTATTATATAGCATATTACGTAATATGTCAATACGATGTTGCCAACAAAATGAAGCGTAAATCTTGAATTTTTACCATCTGTATTCTATGATGACGATGTAACGTAGTTACGATTAATAGGCCCTAGGTGCTAGGTCTCCCAAGATAGGGGAATGACTGATACCTAGGGCTTTACTCGTATTAATGACGGACTGTGAAAACCACAATCCTTACTGGCTATATTTTATACGGTTAGAATGCTCTGAGCTCCGTCCTGATCAGACGCATACATCGCGCCGGCGAGCGATTCACCCTCTCCACTCTCTGGCTGGAAATAATACCACTTTCCATCTATTTCGTTCCACTCGGTCAGCATCCGGCCGGATTTATCGAAATAGTATCGATGGCGATTGATGGTATGCCATCCGTGCGCGTTCACGCCATCAGATAAACGGTAATACCACGAGTCTCCGACTTTTTCCCATTTCGGATAGCTCACGCCCTCCTCGGTCACATATACCGGATGGCCATATCCGGCAATATGCGAGTCGTTTCGGCTATATACTTTCATCTTCACACCGCCACCATTCGGCACGACACCGGACGCTCCGGAAGTGTTTCCCTCAATGGTGGTGATGTATTTAGAATTGACCGCTGCCACGATGCCAGTGTGGCATATACGTGAACTATTCTTGAAAAATATCTGATCTCCGACGGCTGGATTCGATGAGAATCGGCCCGCGTCCTTGTATTTCTGTGCTGATGTAGGTGTATAAAAGCTCTTTAATCCGCCACACAGGATTTCGTCGGCGGTTTTCTGCCCGTATGCCTTCATAAAGCACCAGCTCACGAACGCATCGCACCACGGCTGCCCCTGCATGTTTGGGTTCAGATCTCTCCAGTATTTCGTGAAGTTCCCTTTTCCGGCATTTGCCATTTTGCTGTCGAGGTTTCGATCGTCGCTCTTCTCCAGGTAGCCGATTTCGTCCTGCGCAATTTTCAGCACCGTATTAATGTTATAATACATGATTTCCTCCTAAATTAAAAAAGACCCGGGGCCCGAAGGACACCCTGGTCTGCGCACACTAGTTATAGTCAGGTAGCTAATTAGATTCTATCGCTTGTCTCCAAGTACTGAATCCGTAGCGTCACCGGTAGGCATATCGCCGTCCGGCATGTTGGACTCGCCGATGTCGGCCGGATCGACCGGCTCGTTGTGAGCCTTCGTCTTCAGCTTCTCGGTGACGATCTCGCCATCATATCCGTGGTTGTTAGGATAAACATGCTGCTTCTTTCCCATAGTGTAGCCTCCTTTTGAAAATAAAAATGCGACAATTGCCGCTGGTTAATGATTTCGGATTGACGCATCCGAGTACGAGATGATGGATCACCTCCTTTAGAGCTGCCCGGAATCGCCATTACCTTCTCTGCTATCGATCTTGTTCTTTAACGCTGCGATATACCTCATAAGCCATTCAGGCACCGGCGCTCCCATTCGTCCGGCATTTTCCGTAATGGACAGCGCCTCATTCAGTAGATACCATACCGTGACCAGCAGCGATAGCATCGTATTTGGCAATGTCACGCCAAGTACGCCGGATGTTTTAATTGTGATATAGTCGATGACCATTGATGCAGCTATGACGCACAGATATGCTACTTTTTTTGCAATGCCTTTCGCGCCTTTCTTGCTGCTCCATCCGTACCGCTTGTCGTCAGGGTGGTCGATTGCTTCGACGGCACTTGCAGACATACCCGAAACATAATCGACCACCATCATGACCATCAGCAGTCCCATCAGATAAAATGTAACGCCCAGCTTCTGGCTCAGATACGCGACCACTCCGGTCGCTAAAAGCTGAATGCTCATACATGTACTCCGTTTCATAATTGTTTGCCTCCCTCAGTGAATCATGTTATAATTTCTGAAAGAGCATAGAACTAAAAGCACCCGAAAATCCTATGGCGTGGATTCGAGTGCTTTTAGCGTGTAATAAAAAGCCGCCGGGGCCGCCCCGGAGGCTTATACGCAGATATCTCTGTTTTAAAATCGGTAAAATGTCTAGTTTCTGCAGCTCGCGCACGGCTCCTGTGATACAGGATGAATGCAGTACATGGCAAAATCAGCTGTCATAAATACAACGAGCGTGATTAATGACTGGCCCCATCCGCCCAGTGCGGCGGCGACCGCTCCTCCGATCGCACCTATGGTTGTGCAAACGCCTTCCTTCGTCATGCTTCGACCTCCTCGGCCCTGATTTTGGCCCTATTTTCTTCGTCGTCGAGTGCTCTGTACTGAGCAAGCTCGCATAATAATTTTCTGATCTCCGCTGACTGCCTAGCGATCGTTTCCTCCTGCTCTATGCACAGGCTCTCGAGAACTGCTTCTATCACTTCGGCTGAGGCCCGCAGATCTTCACCGCCTCATCGCTTGTGATTCCGTTCTCTATCCCGACATACGACCATACCTTGGCCGCCGTGATGCGGTGCATTCGATACATGCATCTAACGAAATTGTACTTTGAACTCATATCTTATGCCTCCATCATCGACATGTACATTTCCTCGAGCGCGGTCACGCGGTCCTCGATTGTAACTGTATCGTCTACTGGATCCGACTGACCGTATCCCCACCAATCTGTGAAGCTCTTTTCGATGCTCGTTTTCGTCTCGCCCTTCCGGTCCTCCGGCAGGTCAAACACGACCTCATCATACCTAACCATTTCCTGAGGTTCCTCGCCATCCGACATAAATGTTTTCATGTTGTCTCTAAGACGGACGACCGTCTTCCCTGGCAAATTCTCTAGTAAAACTTTCTCCGGCATCTCTCTTGCTTCTACGTTTTTGTAAATCATAAAGCTCCTTCCTCCTTCTCCTTGTGTCTTCTCTTTGATGAAAGCCGCTTACACGCCTTGCGACCTCCATCAGTTCTTTTATGTGGTACTTCTTCATCATGTAGATCGAGTCTGATTGCGAGACGTGACTGTTGTATGAAATCAGTTTCTGTGCCCGAGCGCATCTCAGCGTTCCGGTTCTTTTTAGCTCACTCCACGCGCGCAGGAACTGCCGTCTTGCGCGTAGAAACACTCTCGGCCGTATCATGACATGCGTCCGGCAGATTCTAAATCCCGCCATGTCCAGCACAGGGCAGCCTCGCGCTGCTTTCCCGTGAGGCATTGCCCGCCTCCTGGCTTCCTCTTCGATCGGTAGCATTTTAATGATCCCGGATGTCCATTTCAGCCGAAGGCCGAGCTCGCGCTGCATCCATTTATCCAGGTTCCTCGTTGATCTCTTCAACCCCTTTATGGGCTTTGACAGATACGCGAAATCATCCATAAATGTTACGCAGCGTACGATATACCGGATCTTCTTCCCTCTTCGTACAGACGACTGCTCATATACGAAGCGGATCGCATAGCTCATCAGGTAATTAAATAGCCACGCATCTATGTATCCGCCTATGATCAGGTGCCCGCCCGGAGCAATCCGCCCAAGGTATTCCAGTATCATGTGCAAGTCATGTTCTTTCGGCAGGTCTCTTTTTATGAATCCGATCACTACCTTGTACGTGGTCGACTCATAGGCATGGACTACATCCGTCTTCACTACATACTGGATCCCGAGGCTCTCCTTCAGGAAGTATTTATGTGTCTGATTCTTCAGCCTTGTCTGTCCGTGCCCTGGAAGACTTGCATGCTGCGTCGGCAGGATCTTCGCTTTAAACAGTGGATCCAGCATCAGCTTCGCTGCGTGTCCGATCAGCTGATGCATGATGCATAATAGGGCGATGTCTCGGATCTTCCCGGTCATGCCGTCCGGGCGAGGTCGAACAGTAACAGGGCTTACGCCGTCCGGCTCTTCGCCCTCGATTATTTCTGTGAGGGCCTTGAACAGTGCCAGGGCGCAGGATCTCACCGCTTCGTTCCGTGCCGCTCGTTCTCCCGTCAGCTCCTCAAGCTTTATTTCATCTCGGGGAATACCTGCGTATTTCTCAATGAATGACAGAACATCGTTTCTTCTCCATTTACCATCAAAGCACGTTCTCACGGCCTGCTCACATAGTTTTATAGAGAGCTTGTTACATCGTTTTGTATGCGTATGTGCTCCCTCCGTTTTTCTTTGTCTGAAAGGTGGGTTTCGGTTACAGAATCCCTTCAATCAGGTTTTCCTTTTCTACTACTAGCCACGCGCCGGGCCCACGGCCCGACGCCCCGGATTTCTCCAGGCTCCGGTTTTACTGATTTTTGCTTTCGCACGGATATGCAGACGCATTTCACCGATTACATCGGCTTGTTAGATATAGACGCGGACGACCATTCCAGTTCGAGTTCGACGGCGCATTGTTGCCATTCTCACCAGCCAGGCCGGCATGGCCGCCATTGTTCAAGTTACAGAAGCGCCAAGGCGAGCGCACGCCCGTAGAGTTCGTCCCGTAAAAGGCCGCAGCCGCGCCTGCATACCCTAAAATTATTTTATTCCTGGGGTGAGGGGATGCTCCCCTCTGGTCCGATTACTCGGACCATTCACCCCTCTTTTTACCCGATCCGCAAAGACGCGGACGACCATACCAGTTCGAGCCCGACGGCGCATCGCTGCCACGCTCACCAGCCAGGCCGGCAGAGCCGCCATTGGCCAAGCTACAGAAGCGCCAAGGCGAGCGCACGCCCGTAGAGTACGCCCCGAAAAAGGCCGACTTATAGTAGGTCGTCGACGATCCGCCGATTGCTCGTGGGAAAAGGACGCCAAGTTTTGAACGTGCAAACGCCTTCACGTAATTCCATCCCTGCGGCATATCCGTGAAACTAATCCCGGTGTCCTTATATCCGCTGATGCTGCCTGACAGCGCTTCTGAGTCTCTCTGCTCAAGCACCTGGTAGTTAAACTTTCCTGATTCAGATCCTGCTGTCACGTTATACAGTGGGTCAAGCCCCAGCGTATACGCGCCATCCAGCATCTCAACACCCGCAACTCTCAGCGGTCCGCCGCCCGTGAGATTATATCTGCAGCCGTCCTTATGTCCCGGCAGTGCTTCTGTGCTTCCTGAATGCCACGGCATCGTTGAGATATAGGTCGTCTCGGTTACATCAAACGTAGACGCCGTGTCGAGGTTAATTGCCATATACGTATTTCCGGATACTGATACACGCTCGATGCTTTCGACCTTCACGAGGTCTGCGATATTTCTCATATACGCATTGTATCTATCCTTATTTTCGTTTGCCGCCGGGTCTCCGACCGATGCAGTGGATCCTACGATAAAGTTTTTGCCCTGCTCCTCTGTTACGAGCACCCGTCTCACACCAGTTTCTGCTGCAGCTACCTTATACTGCAGGCTGTAGCTTGTGCAGCCTTCTGCGATACCTGAGTTCTCGAGGTTAAAATGGCGAAGCTGCCACATGCGGAGCGCCCAAATCGTGTCGCAATCGTTCCACAGACCTTCGTAAGCTGTTACCTTCCGTGCCAGTGGAAGCGCCGACTGTGCGGATGTAAAGAGCATCGGAGTCTGACCAGCGCCGGATCCGAGTCTCCCCTTTGAGTCCTTACCACCAGGGAATGTCGGGTGCCAGGTGAGTGCCCGTTTTTTATTGTCTAAACCGGTATCTCCTGCGAACGGATAGAATCCTCCGACCTTCACAGTCTTAAATGAAATATAGTCATAGCTTCCATCTGTCCACTCGCGGATCCACAGCGCCACCGCGAACGTATACACAGGTGCTGATTCTCCTGTAATATCAAAATCACCGTCTACGCCCTCGATCGCGAGTATATTCATCGTGCCATCCTGCTTACTCAGTGCATTCGCACGAATATACCATGTCATCGGGTCCTCATCTACCCAGTCCGGTTTCTCCACGGATGCCTCCGTGCAGATCTGTCCGGCGGTCTTATCCGCCAGGTCATCGAGCGGTGTCATTACCGGATCTCCAGAAGACTCCGCGGTGTAGCTTCTCAGTGTATAGGTCTTATCTCCCCAGGCGTCCGCGATGATCTTTGCGAATCGTGAGAGGATTTCATAGCGGTCCGCTGCGTCGCCCGCCATAGCCATCGCACGCGGATACCAGGTCTTAAAAACCTTCGTTGTGTTCGTACCGTCAATCAACAGCTGGCACGTAGAATCGAGTACGGCGGATGTTTCGCCGCCCGGAAGTGCCTGTGCCTCCTCTGCTGCTGCGATACGGTCGAGCGCGGCCACGATCCGGTCGCCGTGCCCCGCGTTTATAATTCTATCAATGTGATCAAGTTCCAATTTTTACACCTCCTTGTAGTGGAATAATGAGATATACCCATCAGCATCCAGGCCGATGGCGTATGTCGCAGCCCCGGCGTACCCCGCCGCCACATTTGCTGCTGCTTTCGCTGCATCTGCTTGTGCCTTTGCTTCGACCTGTGAACTGGCTGCTACAGCTTTTGCTTCCGCCGCCGCATCGGCATAGCTCTTCGCATTTTTTTCTGACTCTGCGGCCGCAGCTTTTAATTCCGCTGCATCGTTCTTGTGACCTTCTGCCGCGTTTTCTGCTGCTTTCGCCGCTTCGGCCTGTGCTGTCGCTTCGACCTGTGAACCGGCTGCTGCAGCTTTTGCTCCCTCCGCCGCATCGGCATAGCTCTTCGCATTTTTTTCTGACTCTGCCGCCGCATCTTTTAATTCCGCTACATCGTTCTTATGAATTTCTGCCGCATTTGCTGCGGCTTTCGCCTCGTCAGCGTACTTCGACGAAGCAGTCGCCGACGAGGCTGATTCCTTTGCTGACCTTGCTGCGTCCGACGCCGATGCACTCATCTCCGCCAGCAGCTGGTTGATCAATGTCTCAGCTTCCTGCGGCACGTCTGAATCATCGATTTCCAGGCCTTGCTTTACAGTGAGGCCGCATACCTCCGTGTTCCACTTACTAGCCGCGTCTCCTGCTGCATTCTGAGTGATCGCGCATAATGAGAAAAGTGTCTTTCCTCTTCCGGCTGTTGCGAGCCTCGACAACGGCCACACAACCTTCAAAAACTGTCCGTCGGCTCTCGCGTCTTGAAACTCCGCGTCATCCTGTGGCGTCCATGCCGTTACATCTGCGATTAAGTGCATCCCCTTGATGCCGTTCGCATTTACGTACACGACTCTTAGTGAGAACAGTGATAGGTCAATGTCTCCATCATTTCCCACCCACCGTGGTACCTTCATCGTGACTTTGTTCGTGCCTTCGTCAGATTCTACTCCCAGCACGAATCCGTCCGGAACCCTGACTACTCGGCTATCCTTGTCTACTACTAATACATCAGCCATTGATAGCCTCCCTGATCTTTGCCTTATCTTCCTTAGTCAGTTTTTTGTTCGCTGCGAGAATATCTTCTAGGTCCTCGCCGCGCCGAGTTCTGAAAATGCACGCCTTTGTGATAATAACTAAGTATTCATCATTCATCAGGATTCACCTCCAAGCATCATCGCAAGTGCGATGGTAAGCTGTTCATTGTCATGTTGAAGTGTCTTGAGCTGTGAGTCGGCCGATGGGATGTACTCGGCTTCGACTTCCTCGCCGGTCTCCTCATTCACGTTATAAAATCGATTGTTGCGATAAATCGTCGGCGGATAAAGGCTATAGTTGTTGCACTCGACAGCATAGGCCGTCGGCCCTTTAATAGCCTGAGCGATGCTTCCGGCCTCTGATGGGTTGTCGCACTTTGTCACCGCGAAAACTTCGTCGTCCTTTCCGTTATTACAGATAAACGCAAAGTCCTTCTTCTGTTTAAGTTCCATTTAATCACCTACCATTCCTGATCGCCCCAGCCGACGATAATGATTCCAGAGCCGCCCTTGCCTTCTCCCCACGTTTGAGATCCGTTTCCTTCGCCTCCACCACCACCGCCGGTGTTTTCTTTTCCGTTCCACCACTCTCCGTGCCAATTTGAGGCGCTCGCCCACGTTCCGTCTCCGCCTCCAGTCACGCCGCCGCTTCCGTGGCTTCCACTGCTTCCACCACCGCCGCCACCGCCAGCATAGTAAACTCCATCCGGCCCCTTGACGGCTTCTCCGCAGCCAGAGCCTCCTGTGTATCTACTACCATGAGCCGTGCCATTTCCGCCATAAGAGCCTCCGCTTTCGTACTGCGCACCGCCTCCGGCACCGCCGTCGCCGCCGCACGGATAATTTGTGTCTCCGGTGTTTCTCTTTCCATGTGCGGCTCTATATGAGCCAAACACAGTGTCTGAATTCGCACTTCCTACGGCGTATCCTATCGTTTGCCCTGGTGAAACATCGAATGCAACCGTGTTCGGATATCCGCCTCCACCGCCGCCTGCGTGCGTGCCATATATAACATTCGCTCCGCTCGCTCCGCCACCGATCATGAAGACCTTGATGTGCCGGACGTTTGCTGGAACGGTAAACGTGCCGGACGACGTGAGGACTTGCCGACCGGATGCTTCAGACAGATAAACAGACGTCGTTAATCTTTCACTATAAACTCGACCGTAGTTGGTCGTGAGGTAGCTCCATGCACTAAAGTAGATTGTTCCGTTCACGCCGATATACTTACGGCCGTAGGTATCCGCGCCTTCATAGAACACATTCCCGTCGTTTGTGTTCTCTGGATATCTGTCCGAACGCCATATGATACGGATACCGCTCCACATGCTTCCTCTTGATGGTCTGGCCCATGTACACTGTGGCGTTTTATTTGCGTACTGGGCCGCATTAAAATTTGTTGCTGGGGCAACTGTTAGCGTCCCCTTCATGCCGGCGATCGCCGTGTCGCTTAAAACCTTAGCTGCATTAACGTATCCGATTGCCGTTCTTAACGATGCCAGTGATCCATTCACCTCCGGGTACCCAGAATCTGAGTTTTTTCTATACGCTCCGTTTTGAATTCTGACTTTGTAATTCGTTGAATCGATTGCCACCGAGACTGCATCTGTGACTGCGTCGCGGTCCGGCAGCGTACCCGTTCCGGCCTCGTCATCCGTATCCGCCCCTACATATGTCTGGCCAGCCACAACCTTGTCATTCGTGACGCTCAGTTCATCCGAGGTGACTCCTCCGCCTGCTCCTCCCGAAATACTTACCAGTCCCATTTAATACGCCCCCTTTAGTCCAACCGTGATTGTTGTTGCCGGCTTTTTGTATACTTTAAATGTCACCGAACCGTTGCTCGTGACTGCCGTTCCTGATGACACAAGCCCGAACGCCTTATTGTATGCCCTGGCCGTTTCCGCATTCGCCGTGCTTGATAAACGTTTGATGAGAAGCGGATCCATCGAACTTGTGATTTTTGAGTTCTTGACCGTTTGCGTAAATGGTGCCGCTGATCCGGCCCAGTCTGACGCCGCCAGCGTAATGTCGAACACCTGCTTTGCTGCTTCCGTTTTCAGAAACCCCGCTCCGTTCCATAAATCTGACATATCGATGATCGGACGCTCGTCCTTGAAGTCGCTCACTCCGCTGGTTGTCTTCGTAAACGTAGCCCATGGCATCTGATATACTTTGCCGCCATTGTCCAGATCCTCTTGCGTCACCGGCGGCGTTGCTGCCGCATTTGTAAGGACCTTAAAATATCCCTGGTTAAATGCTTCCGTCGTGTTTTCCTTCGACAAATCCACCTCAAAAACCAGACGGCAGTACATCTGGCCTGACTGTACCTCCGGCATTTTCACCGTCTCTACGCCCTCGATCTGCACCATGCGGCCGAACGTGAAAAAATATCCCGCTGCGATCGAAGCACTTTCTGCTGTATGTGTGAGTCCGCATCCCTTCGTTATTCCGTTCGCATGGTTCAGAAATGTCCACACGAAGTGCGCGAAATTCGAGGATGTCATCAGCTGATCGCTGAATACGATACCATTTACCATTTAAGCCCTCCTCAGCTTCTCTATTAACGTTACCCTAAGGTTCCCGAATACAATGTCTTTCAATGCCGACAAGCTCGAAACCTGTGCCTGCGTGATGATAGATGCACGAATTCCTGTCTTTGTCTTGATCGTGCATTTCCGACCGACATAGAAGTCAGACTCTGAATACAGCTTCGATGTTCTGATCAGCGAAAACGAAATCTTGTGATTATATGAATTGCTCGTGAACTCGTTTCGCACCTGCTGGATCATCTCATCCTCCGACTCCGTTTCGATCCACTTATTCTGCACGATGCCGGCCGCTCTGTCTGGATCGTTCCCGTCCTCTGTGATGGTTTTGTCTGTTCTCAGATAAAACTTCCGGTCGGTCACGGCTCCAACAATCGTTGTACCATTTTCCTCTACATCCGGTATTTTCCACTTCACATTCAGCTTTGCCAGCACATTGATGTCGTACACCTCCGTGTAATCAGTGATATCAGAAACCTGAATATCTACCGGCAGCGCTTCGGCGTCCTTTCGATTTACAATGATCTGAAGTTTTCCGTTTTCGAATTCATAATCGAGATAGATGCCATAATACTGTTTCACGTTTCCCAAATAGGTCTTCAGGTTGAAAACGTTTTCCTGCACATTCACTGTTGTGGACACTGCCGCATTCACCTTCGTATGCGTTTCAGCTACTACGGTAATGCTTTTTGCATCCATCAGCTCATCGCCTGTATCAAGCCAGTTTTCTTTAATGCACTTCACTATGAAATCTTCGATTCCAACTGTCTGAATCAGTTCTTCTCCACTTACGAAAATCGAACGATCGAAGTAGTTCTCTTTTTGGATAAGCGTGATTGTATATTCGGTATCGTTCTTACTAGAGCTGTAGCTTTCGCATAACCCCTGGAACGCAATACCGTTGCCGTCCTTGCAAATCACGAAGTCGTTGTCTTCTATGACCGGCTTGCGCGCCGCTGTAATCGTCGACTTATTTGAATAATCAATGTCTTCCGAAAAGTCATATTCTGAGTATTCAAGAACATCTTTTATCTTCAGTGTTTTGCTGTCCAGAATATAAGCGATGTACATTTATACCACCCTGTAATATTTAAAAATCGTCATGACCGTTCGTGATGTCACCTGTGTGTTCCCTGTAATGTTGAACTGTGAGCCACCTATCGGAAGCTTGAAAAAGTTCTCGTTCGCGATGTCCAGCAGCGGAACGATATTCTCCACCGCTCTGCTGTTTTTCACAAGCCTGCAATACAGATCTCCGTCAACCGAGCTGTATTCTATATGCTCTCCGAGTTCTACCGTCACCGGGAAAACGGCGCGAGCTACTTCCACTCCATTCTGTTCTACGAATATAGTTGGGCTTTCTAGGTAGCCATACAGATCTAGTGTGAATGGTGCCGGAACATGGCCGTCGTTCGAAATCGCCATTCGCCTGTACTGATAGTCTGAAAAACGTACCGGCCAGCGCGCATCAAATCGATACTCGCCTGTAATTCTCTGCACGACAAATCTGTCCGTCGCGTTTGAATAGTACAGGCTTCGGCACGTGAATGAGACCCCGCACTGAAGCGCTCCACTCTCGTCGATCTCGGACTTTTCGAACGTCACCAGGTCGACATCTCTGCAGTATTCTCCAGAATCCGTAATGTACCGCAGCTTTAAATCCTTCGCCGCGTTAACGTACTGAGTGAATGCGTGCTGCTGGACATACGGTGATTCTCCATTTTTACGTGTGAACGATACTGTTCCCTTAATGCTCTTCTGCTTGTCCTCGATGTAGTTCCGTATGAACCTATCACCGATGCGTGCATAGGACGCTTCGCGCTCGTATCCTAGCCCGCTCGGATCATTAAAAAAGCCAGTAGTGAGATTGTTTAAATCCCACTGCTGGCCATATTCATTTTCCAGGTAAAACTTTCTGATCACAGCATTGCCCCCAGATTCTCATTCACAGACTGCGCGATGACCTTGCCGTCGAGTACGGTTGTGTTCACGGACCGCACCACGATCGGCGTAGCACCTCTGTCCATAGACGCACCGTTCACTGTCATGCTGATGTTCCCGGCCATCTTCTCGACCGCCTGCTGCACCTTATACATATTGTCGTTGATTCCCTTCGCGAAGAGATCGATCATATCCGGCGCGTAGGTATGGAAATCTGACAGCGGTCCTTCCTCCGGCTCAGAAAATCCGATCACATCCGAAACCTTCCGTGCCACGCTTTCAACGGCGTCTGCGACCTTATGTGCTGTCTCCTTGATGCCTTCGACGAAATTGTCGATGAGGTCACGGCCCCAGGTGAGTGCCTGCTGCGGCAGATTCTTCAGATAGTCCATCGCTTCGCCGATCTTGTCGATAATCACTTCCTTGACTGCGCCGATCCTCTTTGTCACGCCGCTCTTGATGCTCTCAAAGATCTCCGTGAACTTATCCGCGATTTTTCCGAGTATCTCCGCCACTGTATCTCTGATCGCGCTGATCATATCCGAGATGATCTGCTTGATTCCATTCCACACGTCACTGCACAGTGTTTTGATTGCGTTCCACGTCCCTGTCCAGTCCCCACTAATCGCCGACATAATTACGCTGATTATGTCCTTGATGATCGTCATGGTGAGCTTGATCTGAGTCATGATGAAGTTCCATGCTGTATTCACAACAGCCATGATCTGGTCTCCCCATTGTGCCCAAGCCGCCTGCACGACCTCTATGAACGCCTGAATGATGGCCTGCACGGCCTCGATCACGCTCTGGATCGTGTCCTGGATTTCCAACCATAGGACCTGCACATTCGCCCTGAATTCATCATTCGTCTTGTACAGATAGATGAATGATGCAGCGAACGCCGCCAATACGGCAATGACTGCCAGCACCGGCGCGGATATGGCTGTGATCGCCGGTATCAGCGATGACTGGATGAACGTCACGAGTGGGCCGATATAATTCGTCAGCAGGCCACCAACCGACGACGCAACCGTCCCGATCAGCACGATAAGCGGGCCGATCACGGCTGCCACAAGCCCAATCTTTACGATGGTCTGCTTCGTTGAATCGTCCAGGCTATCGAGCCAGCCCTTAAATTCTCTGAGCTTTCCGACCACCTGCTCGATGATCGGTGCCAGCGTCGCCTGTAATGAATCCCCGAGCTGTGCCCCGACTTCCTTCAGATTGTTCATCGCAACCTGTGCCTGATCCGCCGGATCCAGCATCGCGTCAAAAGTATCGGAAACACTCCCGATATTATCGCTGATGGATGAACCGAAATCGTTCAGGTTAACTGTTCCGTTTTTCAGTGCGTTATAGAACTGCGGGCCAGCCTTCGACCCGAACGTTTCGATACATGCGTTTAATTTTTCGGTATCGGTCGCAGAGCCGCCCATTTTATCCTGAAGGTCTTTCAGTGTGTCCGGCAAAGCCTTGCCGTCCGCTGCTGCGTTCTTCATCGCGGTCTGAAGTCCCTTCATGGCCGTGCTGGAGTCCATACCGGAAACTTCTACCTGCCCGAGGAATGTAGCGGCATCCGATGCCGACATTCCCATTTGCTTGAATGTGGTCGCATTGGATGCCATCGACGCATTGAGCGCATCGACATTTATTCCGGTCGCCTGGCCGACAACGTTCAGCGTATCGAGATATGCGCCTGCATCCTTCGCTTCCAGGCCCCACGCCTTCATGGATGCGGATGTCTGATCGATGGTTGCATTTACGTCCGTTCCGTTGGCATTCGCGAACTTCAGAAACTTTTCAGATAGGTCTGACAGTTCCTCGCCTGTCGATGCAAAACGTGTATTGACCTCGCCGATAGCCGTGCCGGCATCCTGGAAGGACACCGGAATCGTGGTCGCTAGTTCCTTTGCCCGATTCTGCATGTCGGCCAATGCGTCACCGGATGCGCCCGTCTTCTGCGTAATCGTGTCGAGCGCTTCGTCGACTTCAGTCCACGCGGCCATAGACGCTGCCCCGATCGCTGTGATCGGAGCTGTCACGCTCTTCGACAGCCCTGCGCCGACGCCCGTGATCTTTCCACCCACTTCTGAGATCTTGTCACCGACGACTGAAATCTGCGACCCGAGCACAGAGAATTGCTTATTCTGCTCTTCGAGCTTCTCTAGCTTTTGCGTCGTCTCAACGATTTCTCGCTGAAGTGCGTTCTGCTGCTCCTGGTTCGCCTCTGTTGATCCAGAGGCCTGCATCTGCTCGAGCGCTTCCTTCTCCTGCTGCAGCTTCTCCTTCGTGGCCTCGATGGAAGTGTTCAGATACTCCTGTTTCTGCTTCAACAGATCTGTGTTGCCAGGATCCAGCTTCAGCAGGCGGTCCACATCCTTCAGACTGGTTGAAGTGCTTGATATCTTTTTATTTACGTCTTCCAGCGCCTTCGATAGCTTTACGGTATCGCCGTTGATCTCTATCGTGATGCCTTTAATTCTGTCTGCCATTAGAATTTATCCATATCCTCTTGTGATGCCATCAGGTCATAATCTTCTTGATCGTTGGCTGATTCCGTGTACATATCAATCACAAGCCCGATCGTTAAGAGCTCCAGGTCTGCGATTGATATGCCCAGTTGAACTGCTCGAAGCATAAAAAGAGGAGTAGTCATCGGTCGATCTAATGGCCTACTCCTTTTTTTGACTTCACCTCTGTTTTCGTGTTGACGCCCCAAAGATCGATGATCTCTGGTAGCACTTCGTAGATGCTGAATGTTCCGAACTCGTCGAGCCATTCTTCTATGTCACTCGGCACCTCGTTCGGATCTGCATGCTGCGCCATGATGTACGCAATATTCTCGAATATCTCCAGCGACTCGATTTCAAAGCCGCCGCCGGTTTTCAGCGCCTTCGACAGCTTCTGAAGATCTGCGAAAATGTCGCGTCCGAACTTCAGTCTGTAAATGTGCGGGATGGCTGCGGACGCTCTGAACTTGACCGCCTTCCCATCAACCGTAATCTCTTTCGTCACTGCCGCCATCGTTTACGCCTCCTTTGTCGACACGTATACGTTCTTATACCAGTTCGAGTAGGTTGCTTCGTCCGTCGAATCCGACGTCTTAGCCTTTACTCTTCCGTCGCTGAGCGGTGACGCCGTGATGTTCGCTGTCTCAGTCTCCGGCTCCTTGCTCTCTTCCACTGTATTTCCAGACACGGCCGGTCGTGTTGCGACGCAATTATACATAACGTGACGGATCCCCTTCTGATCACCGTCAAACTCGAAAAGAAGCGCGAACCTCTTTGGCTCCACGTTTGCGTTTTCAACCAGTACCTTCTTCTCGTCGAGCGTTTCTCCTAACACATCCGTTCTGAAGGACTCCGGGAACATCGCGACCTCGAGACTTCCATCATAGCCGTTGTTGGCTGCGGTCGTGTAATAGACCATGCCGTCTGCATACCACTTCGTGAGATCCCCCTGTGCGTCCATCGAAAGTGATCGTGCACCAGGAATCGCCACCGGTGTTCCGTATGTGATGGTCCCCTCTTCTGTCTCTGTGAGAAGCGCATAATGCACGTTCTTTACATTGAATTTCACCTTGTTCTTAGGCATTCTTAAACCTCCGTCTGATAGCCAGATTCCCACAGCCCGATAGAATTGAAATATTGCTTTTCTTTTGAAAAGCCTATCCCTGCTTCCTGCAGCGCTGCTTCCAGTGTGCTCTCAGCGTCCTTGTCATATACGTCTGTGTATAATCTGATCGTTAGTTTTTTACGTTTAAAATAGATAATCCCGTCTGCGAAAAAGTTGACGTCCTCCAGTTCGTATTCGAGAAATGGAGGCGTTAGCTGCTCTTTCTTTGAACTCTCTATGAAGTCCGGGTGTTCTGGATCGAAGTAGAACCCCGTCGACGAAATCAGGTTTCGAACCTCTTCGGCTGTCATCATGATTCGATTTCCTTTCTTAGGTTCTCTTCAAATAGTTTCTGAGCTTCTTCATCCTTTACGATGTGCGGATGCGGTCCGGCCGGATGCGGTCCGCCGTGCCCCTTCTCCAGCAAGTGCGTCAGCCTGTACCGGTCCTTGTTATAAACCGTCTTCTGGTAGCTGACATTAGACTGCTCTGTCACGCGCGAAGCCCATCCGGCTTTGTACTTTCCCGTCTTTACCGGCGAGTCTGATTTCGTCTTCCTCACCACCTGACTCGCGGTCTTATCGACTGCTGCGCTTACATTTTCACGTGTCCGCTTACTGAAGTCCGTTAAGATGCTCTGCGCGGCCTTCTCGAACTCGCCCGCATTCACTTTAATTTCCATCGCATCCTCTGTATTTCACAGTTGCCGACTGAAGCGACAGCAGCCATGCCTGCGGGGCCGTATTTCCTCGGTAGTCCTTCTGGACCACCTCATACTGAACATCCCCTATCATGAACACATCACCACGTTCGACATCGGTCTGATATGGGACAAGCACGGCTTTCTGAATCTGTGTACCCGCCACATATGCGTCCCAGTATCGGCGCTCGCCGACGGTCTGATCCGCGAAGTGGATGATGCTCTGCTTCACTCTCTTTAGCCGCCTGTCTACAACCTCATAGGATGTGCCCCAGCCATCGCAGAATGTCAAAAAATCACTTTTTCGTTTCAGCATATCCCATCACCTCCGCATAGCAGTTGACCTCGGTCAGCATCTTCGCTTCCCTAATGTCCTTATCGAAGTCTACGCTGAACGTCTCGAGTGCTCCAGACTCTGCCCGCAGTACGTATTCGCAGAGCATGGCCGCATAGTCCGTGCCCGGTTCGCAGGTTGCGGCGGCATTGCAATACCTCCGGATATACGCAATGCCGTTTGCTGCTTGTTCCTTCAGCCGCCGCAGTGTAGACTCATCGAGCGTGTAGGTGATATGCAGATAGTCCTTCAGCATCTGAATGATGTCAGCTGATACATTTAACGCGCTCATTTAGTTTTCCTTATGCCTGCGCCTTTGTCGTAACGGTTCCCTTCACCTTCACAGAAAGCGCTGGAGCCTCTACACCGGTGATATCCAGCTTCGCGAAGGATGTGTTATCCACAGGCAGACCGTTTCCATATACTCTCGTGGTATATACGCGGTTGTCCTCCAGGAACTGAGCCGAGTCATCGTACTCGACGATGCCAGATGTTCCGCCGTTGATCGCCGCAAAGTAGTTCTTTGCGATTCCGACGACTGCCTCGCCCTCCGCAAGTAATGCAGACTGCACGACCTTTGTCGGGTATGTGAGAGAAATCAGGTCAATGACGCCTGCAGATGTAACAGCGTTCTGTGCGCGTCTCACCTTCTTGATGTAATCCTTCGGATTTACAACGAGGAGGATTTCGTCGATTGTTCTGTAGTCGCCATTCTCGTCTACAGAGAGATCCGCAATCACCGCAGCATAGTCATCATCGAAGTTCGTGATTGCCTTCGCTGCCTTCGCAGAATACTTGCCGTTGGACGCCGTTGTGGTATTCATCTCCATGCCGATAAACTGGTCCTTGCCGTCGCCCTTCAGGATAGTCTTCTCCAGTCCGAAAGCGATCACCTCGCCGAGGATGGCACGGATATACTGGTCTACCCACATCGGCGCGAATCCGAAGTTGAATCTTACGAAATCCTTCGGAATCAGGAAGTAAGCCGTGTACTTCGCTGCGGTCACATCCACCGCCTTTACACCTCCGGTCACCTCCGTAGCGATTGCAGATGTCACCTTGCCCCATGATCCGAGCTTTGCGGATAACTGTGTAGCGTTTGCGACGAGCTTCATCGCGCCTGCTGCATCGACGAGATTGATGACGCTCAGAAGCTCGTGAGACTTCTTGATATCCTCGATCACTCGGTCGATGATGGTCACTGGAATTGCTGTGCCGATGTCGGCGATCTCCTGCTTTACGCCGGACTTCACAGCGGAAATGAACTTCTGATACCACTGATTCTCCTCGGATGTGAGTGCTCTGAGCCCTCTGCTCTGAAGGACGCTCATATCCGAAACATCCTTGTACTGTTCGAACTCCGCCTCGATCTGATCGCATACGGATGTCTGAAGTTCCTGCATCGCGTTCGCTGCTGCCTCTACGTCGTTTGACTGAAGCGCATTAGAAAGCTTCTGCATAGTTGCCATGTTTGCCTGCTTGATTAAGTCCTTGTTAATCATCAAATCTACCTCCTAGGTTTTATTTAACGCTCATGCGCTTCATAGCAGCGATGAGAGTGTTACTGATATTTGTGGTCGGTGCTGTCGGTTTCACCTGTCTGAGAGACTGAAGCATCTTCGTGGCTTCCTGCTGCGCGATCAGCTGCCTTCTCAGTTGCTCGCGAAGCTCCTCCACATCCGTATCCGAGTCCTCTGGCTCTTCGCCTGCACCCGGATTTTTTCCCTGTTTCTTCTCTGCCTCATACGTGTCCACGAAATCGCAGAAACCGTATTTCAGGCACTTGTCCGGTGAGAGTACCGTCTCCTTGTCCATCATGGAGCGGAGCTCCTCTTCTGTGATATTTTTCGCACGGCTCATGTAGAGCTGCACAGATGCATCTCCCAGCGCATCGAGCTGATCGGCGAAATCTCGGAGCTGCTTCGCGTTTCCGGCTGCCCGCATCCACGGATAATGCAGCAGCATCGAGGTGCCGAGGCCCATGTGGATCTCATCGCATGCCATGATGATGTCTGCAGCCACGCTGTGCGCATAGCCGTCGACATACCCGACGATCTTGCATCCCGACTGAGCCTTCTGCCGTAGCAGATTGTAAATGGTTACTCCGTCACCGACTTCCCCACCGCTGCTGTTCACATGCAACTCGATGCTGTCTGTGTTTGGAATCTCATCTAGCAGATCTCGCATATGCTTTGCGCTCGTCTCTGACTCGTCATACTCCCATGTGCCCCAGTTGAATTTTCCAACAGAACTGATCGCGTCATAGATAAACAGCTTATGCACAGTTGGAGCATCGGTCTTCTGCTCAAATCTCCATCTGAGCTTGTTCTGGTCACTCATTCAAACCTCCTTCTTCAGCCGGATTTACTCCGGCGTCTTTAATATCTGCATAGTTCTTCGTCATCCAGTGCTTTCCAGACCATTCGGTCCCTAGCTCTGTGTCGCCTGCCTTTCGCCGGATCTCGTCAATCGACCAGATACCGGATGCGAGCATTTTATCCGCGGACTGAGCTATGTCAAAAGCATCGATGTGCTGGATGGCCGATGTGTCAATTTTTTGATATGTCCCATTTAGGACAGCTTCTCCTGAGCGCTTCCGGTTGTTTTCGCGCTCGATCATCTTTGCGATCGGGTCGATAGCAAACGTGATCATGTTCTTCGTGATGTCGCTCGTGCCGGAAACATCGCCCTTCAGAAGCCCAGGCGGCAGCAGCATCGCATTTGCGACCTTGCTATAGATCTCATCTGTCAGATCTGTGACGTCCTTGATCTCGCTGGTCGACTTCTTATTTGCTTCTCCACCCTTCGTCTCATAGGTGAATCCATCCCATAGCGTCATGACGGCATTCGGCGACCTGAAGTAGTTCCCGAATTGCTTTCCCATCATCTCGTTGTAGACCTGGTTAAACGTTCGCGGGGTTCCGTCCTCATTCGTTCCGTAATTGATCTGTGGTGCCTTGCCGCTGACCGTCAGCACGCCACGCTCGCCGCCGGACTTGTAGAACTTATTGATCGCAGACTCCAGCAGCCCGTCGTACTCATTCATCAGCTGGTTTAAAAGATTTGTGACGTTCTTGTTGTTCAGGCGGTAGAACAGCACGTCATCCATCTTAAACGTTCTTCTGAACGTGTATGGGTGCGAGCAGCCTCCATCCGATTCCAGCCCGACGGTCACATTCGAAAATGTGTCCTGTGAAAGTGCGTAGGTTTCGTGTGTATACTCGTCCGCGATGAGAAGATCGCCCTTCGTGCTCTGCACGACCAGGCATTCGCCGCGATAGATCAGCGACCACACGAGCTTCTGAAGGAACTGCGAGGTATTCATGTTTCTATTCGGCTGGTAGTTCCAGAGATAATATTCTCCCTGCCGAACCTCCTTGCCGTTCATGAATGTTTTGAACTCGCACTTTGACAGCGCATAGGCGATGATGTTGATTCCCACGTGAAGGGCGAAATCATAGATCGCTAAGCGGTTCCATTCGTTCTTATCGATGAAGTCGCGCACGTCCTTTTCACTCACCTCGTAGGTCTTCCCGCCCATGAGCTTGCTATATAACGATTTCCAAAAATCTGTAAATCCTGCCATTACTTACCTCTTAGCTGTCGGATGGCTCAGTACGTGAACGTTCCGATGTTGATCGACGGAAGATCTTGAATCTCTGGTAACGAATCGATGCAGCACATCGCGTGAACGAACGCCATGAAGCCGTCGGTTTTCCTGAGCTTCGGCTCTATCTTTCCGTACGTGATGTTCCCATCCCGATTGATCGTCTTCGTGTTGTTCGTGTACCAGCACATCATTCTGTCGAAGCCTGACAGTCTCTTGTTTATAAAAAGGCTGTTGATGATCGGGCTCGCCTTGATGATGTCCGAAGGACGCGTGAGCCATATGCTCTTGTTTTCCTTGTCGAATGCATCAAATCCAACCTGCCGAAACGCCTTGTTCAGCAGCGAAAAGCGGAAATTATCAATTCCGATCATCGTGATGTTGTAGTGCTTCGCCTTCTCCGCAAACCATTCCGCAACTGTTTCCGCCGGGACCTCCACCTCGTCAACGATCGAGCAAACGCCTTCCTCGCACCACTTCTCGATCGGCGCGTGGATGTTCGGCAGGTCCTTCGATCGCTTGCAGATGAACGAATGATGCATGATGCTGTAGTCGTTTCCCTTTCGGAACACGAGAACGCAGCCCACGAAGTCGTTCGTTTTTGTGTAGTCGACGCCACCGACGCATGACATGTTGCTCTGTATTTCAAACGGCGACTCCTTGCAGCACTCTACGATGTCATCCCATTCTGCCACGGCCTTCTGCGGATCACTCACCGGGAAATTGCATCGCTTTGCCAGAAACTCCGGGTAGTATTCCGGTGTATTCTTCATGTTGGTGATTTCCTGTTGAATGGTCGTCTTCAGAGAATCAAACGAAGGATAGGCCAGCGACGGATTTGCCTTGACGATCTTGCCTATCTGATTCCATTCGGATTCATCCTCGATTCGAAACCAGTTCACAAATGTGCGATTCAGCGGGTTGTACTCGCTCAATATGTTCCTGTTCTGTTCCTTCTCGTCATCCAGGACGCCGCCGCGGATGTGCCCGTCCGTCGTGATCGTGATTTCGCGCCACCATCGCATCTTTCCGAGGCCGGACTTTAGCGTGTTCATGTTCGTGGTGCTTGTGTACTGATGCTTCTCGTCGTAGATGATGCAGCCTGTGCGTTTCGAGTCCTTGTTCTTCGTACTTGTCGTGTTCAGTCGGAACTCTGCCCGCATCTTCGTCCCGACGATCTTCTCCGCCATGGCCTTATAATTTGAGTTCAGCGCCCTCGCGTACTCCGGCCTTTCTGGATCTGTGATGATGTCGTAAAGATCTGCGATCGACGTCTTTGCCTGGTCTTCTCCGTTTGCAATCAGGTCGATGTTGTATCCCCTGATCCCGTGGAGTGGAGATATGAAATAGAACGCCAGGAAGTCTATGAATCCATTCTTCCCAGCTCCCCGCCCGATGATGTCCCGGATCTCGTGGAAATAGATGTCGTCCCTCAGGAATACCCCTGTGATGACTGCGAACTGGAACCGTTCCCACGGCAGCAGCTTGTACGGGAAATATTTCTCCAGGCTAAGGCCTCTTCGGATTCTCTCCGCGTCCACTGTCACGTCTTTCCGCTCCAGCACCGGTATTAAATTGTTATCGATCATCAGCTCCTGCTCTTTGCAGTGCTCGATGTGGTTGCCTTTGACGAGGTAGATCCACTCGTCGATGTTCGGCTCATAGCGCGTCGACATCGCAATCCTCCGAAACTACGTTTTCTGTCGTCAGATTCATCTTATCCAGCATCTGATCCATCAGCCTGATCGTCGACTGCAGCTGTTTGGCCGATGGGTTATCTGCCCCGTCGATCCTGAGCCCGTTCTTCCTGATGTCTTCCTTGTACATCTCCTTCAGATCCCACAGCTCCATGTAGTCGTCAATCTTATCCCTGTAAATACTATTGGCGGCGCCCTTCGCTTTCAGCTGGTTTTCTAGCTCGCACCGCACCTCTTTTCGCCTTGTTTCGAGCTTCTTTTTTGCCATTTTTGTTTCATTTTCCTTGATTATTTGAAATTTTGTTTCATTTACGCGCGTACGCACGCGCACATCACGTATTTTTTCGCGAAAAACTCGCTAGGAAAGAGATCGGAAGAGCGTCGTGTAGGGAAAGAGTGTAGATC